TTTTATAGTAATATTTATAACAATAACTATATACTATGGCAGATACAGGCTTATTTAGTAGATTAAGTAGATTATTCTCAACTGATGTAATTATTAGAAACGTTGGTGGAGATCAAATTAAAGTAATAGATAGTAGTGCTATTCAAACTAATGGACAATTACAAACCAATTCATTAATAGATAGATATAATCGTTTATATTCTACAAACCCATCATCTTTATATGGGGCCCAATTTAATTTTAATTATCAATACTTAAGACCCCAGTTATATTCAGAATATGACGTAATGGATCAGGATGCAATTATTGCCTCTGCTTTAGATATTATTGCTGATGAATCAACATTAAAGAATGATATGGGTGAAGTATTATCTATTCGTTCTAGTAATGAAAATATTCAAAAAATACTTTATAACTTATTCTATGATGTATTAAATATTGAATTTAATCTGTGGGCATGGGTTAGACAAATGTCTAAATTTGGCGATTTTTTCTTAAAATTAGAAGTAGCAGAAAAATTCGGAGTATATAATGTTATTCCTTATACTGCATATCATATCAGTAGAGAAGAAGGATTTAATCCTGAAAACCCATCAGATGTAAGATTTAGATATGATCCTAATGGATTAGTAAATCCAAGTTCAGGAATGTATTCTACTCCAAATAATAGGTCTCAAACTGAAAATGGTATTTTCTTTGACAATTATGAAATGGCCCACTTTAGATTAATTGGTGATACTAATTATCTTCCTTATGGTCGTTCGTATATTGAACCTGCTAGAAAATTATTTAAACAATATACGTTAATGGAAGATGCAATGTTAATTCATAGAATTGCTCGTGCCCCAGAAAAACGTATTTTTTATATGAATGTTGGAGGTCTTCCTCCAAATGAAATAGATGCATTTATGCAAAAAACTATTTCAAATATGAAACGTACTCCTTATTTAGACCAAAAAACAGGTGAGTACAATATGAAATATAACATGCAAAACATGATGGAGGATTTTTACATCCCAGTTCGTGGAAATGATACTACAACAAAAATTGAAACTACTAAAGGTTTAGATTATGATGGTATCCAAGATGTTGAATATTTAAGAGATAAGTTATTTGCCGCACTTAAAATTCCTAAGGCCTTCTTAGGATATGATGAAACTACAGAAGGTAAAGCTACGTTAGCTGCCGAAGATATTAGATTTGCTCGTACTATTGAACGTTTACAACGTATTATGGTTTCTGAGCTTAATAAAATTGCATTAGTTCACTTATATGCTCAAGGGTACAGAGATGAAGCATTAACTAATTTTGAAATTTCAATGCAAACCCCATCAATTATCTTTGAACAAGAGAAAATTGAATTGATGAAATCTAAAACTGAATTAGCATCTACTTTACTAGAAAATAATCTCCTTCCTACAGATTGGATTTATGATAATATTTTCCATCTATCAGAAGATGAATATGATGAATATAGAGATTTACAACGTGAAGATGCTAAACGCAAATTTAGATTAACCCAAATTGAAGCTGAAGGAAATGATCCAGTTGAAACAGGAAAATCATATGGTACTCCTCACGATTTAGCTTCATTATATGGTAAAGGAAGAATGTATTCTGACCCAGGTAATGTGCCTGATGGATATAATGAAGATGCCGACTTAGGAAGACCAAAAGATTCTATTAGTAATATTGGTAAACAAGATAGTAATTTTGGAAAAGATCGTTTAGGTGTTAAACGTATGAAAGATACTGATAAAAATGATTCAAGAGATAGTAGAACAGATACAAATAAAAGTGGGTTGGCACTAGAAACTGCTCAAACAGCATTGCTAAAAAACAAAGATATGTTTAAGAAAATGAATAAAAAGCAATTAGTTTTTGAGCAGAGTAAAGATGATACCTCACTCCTTGATGAAAAACAATTAAAGGAATAAATCTCTTCTAATATTTATAAATAAATATATTTTTTAATGAAAATAAAACACTCCAAGTACAAGAATACAGGTATCCTTTTTGAACTTTTAGTGCGTCAGATTACTGCCGATACTTTAAAGGGTGGGGACTCTCCAGCTATAAGTATATTAAAAGAATACTTTGTAAAAACTTCCTTAGGTCGTGAATATAAGTTATACGAATCAATTTTAAAGTCAAAGGTTTTAAATGAAGGAAGAGCGAATATGGTAATTTCCACTATTTTAGAATCTTCTTCTAAATTTAATCGTACCTCATTAAGAAAACAAAAATATAATTTGATTAATGAAATCAAAAAATATTATGATTTAGATGTTTTCTTTGGGGCTAAAATTAAAAATTATAAGGAATTAGCTTCATTATATACTTTAATTGAAGGATACAACTCAGAAGAAGCTAGTGATTCTCAACAATTAATTGATAATAAAATTACCTTATTAGAAC